GTTTATATTTAGGAAACGTAAGAAATACAAATATTCAGGGGGGACCCGTGAGACTGCTTTTTTTGTTTCATTTTTTTTTCTTAGTCAAAAAAAGTCTATAGGAACCCTTGGATTGGTTTGGGGGTTGGTGTTCGGAAGTTTCCTTGACTATACGAGTTTCGCTGCGTAATATCTAGGCAGTTGGTTTAGGAGGTTATACGATGTATGAAATTGATCAGAATGTAGAGATTCCAGCAAGTCGGACGCGGTATCCGTTCCCTGACATGGAGCCCGGCGATAGCATTTTCTTTTCAACGGAACGACAGGCTATCTCGGCGCGTGTAGCGGCCGTCAGGTACGCTGCCAAGTACAAATCCGATTGGAAGTTCACCCTGCGTAGGATTGAAGACGGTTGGCGCTTGTGGAGGCTTTCGTAATGCCAAAGAAGGATGTTTGGAACGTCCCGCCTGTGGTGCCGAAGAAGGCAGCGCAGCGGATGTCTGAGAAGGTGCCGTCACTGTCCTCGTTGAAGACAATGACGGGCCGCAAGCGGATGGTCACGCCCAAGCATTGGAAGTTCATTACCGAGTACGTATCAGGCGACGGCCGGGTGACGATGAAGGAAGCGGCTATTCGGGCAGGCTACAACGAAAAAAGCGCTTCTGTTATCGCTTGGCAGTTGACTAACCCGGACATTAATCCGCACGTGGTGGCGGCTATCCAGCAATACCGGGCAGAACTGGCTTCGAAGTACAACACGTCGTATGAGCGGCATATGAAAGATTTGCAGCTAATTCGCGATAAGGCGTTGGAGGCGGGCGCTTTTGCTGCTGCTGTTCAGGCGGAGTACCGACGGGGGCAGGCGTTGGGGACGATTTACGTTGAGCGGAAGGAAATCCGGCACGGCACTATCGATTCAATGAGCAAAGAGGAAGTACAGCGCAAGCTTGACGAGTTGAAAAAGCTATATGGCGGGCCTCCCCCTACCGCCATAATCGATCTGGAGCCCTCAGACGTGCGTGAGAGCGCCGAAAAGGATGTGGACCCTGCTTTCACCCTCCCGGTGGAAAATCCGCCTCCTGACGTGTTTGAGAGGCTTTCGGACGACGATGGCGAGGAAACCTGAATCTGTTTTTTCGGACTATGTCCGGGAACGCTTGCGAGATGTGGATATATCCCGCGTTGAATCGGTGGCCAATCTTGGCTTTCCTGATATGGTGGTGGCCGATAAGCTTGGCGGCGGCCGCGTTGGCTTTTTGGAAAATAAGGTGGTGCGGCGCGGATTGAAGGTTGACGTGCGCCCGCATCAAATCTCTTTTCTTTTTCGCCATTGGTCCTATGGGTGCCCGGCCTTTTTGCTTGTGAAGCATTTGCCTATTGGAAAGCGAATCGGCTTAGTTTTTCTCTATCACGGTGGTCAAGCTCCCGATGTTGCTCTCGAGGGCTTGCGCGTTGCGCCTGTGCGCCGATGGTCCTCTGATGCTGTAGATTGGGAAGAGCTTAGAAAATTGCTATTAGGAATTGAAAAACCATAGGAAAAATAAACTGTAATTGACGCGCGGAAAGTGTATTATGTGGTTGTCGGGTTGTCCGACTTTTAGAGAGGATAGAGAGATGCTTAAGACCGTCGCGATATCAGGGAACCGAAAAACCGGCCCGATTGCTGTTACGTACCGATCAGGTGAACATCAGACTTATGGCACGTGCCCGAAGACGTGCGGCTTGCACCCAAAAAGCGAAACAGGTGCGAATCAAATTGATTCGGAATATTTGCGGGCTATATCTGACGCGGTACCGCGTAATGGCAAGGCGTGGACATATTCTCACTTTGCCGCTGATGCGCTGCCGCTCCCGGCCGAGGGAAAAACCGTCATTAATGCTTCGTGCGATACCACGGCCGAAGCGGTTCGGGCTTATTCGCTCGGCCGCCCGGCCGTATATGCTGCCCCGGAAAATACTCAGTGGCCGCAAAAAATCGAGGGGGTTCGCTTCGTGCGCTGCCCGGCCGAATTGTCGGATTCATTCACTTGCCAGCAATGCGGCGATGGTAGCCCGCTATGCGCCCGGCCGAATCGAGACTACGTGATTGTTTTCGTCGCGCATGGCACTGGTAAAAAACGTGTCGGCACTGGTGAGGGGGGTTGTTATGCCGCAAGCGGCCCGACCGCTATACAGTGGCATGGCACCAAAAAAACCGGCGCGGCTAATGATGCGGAGGCGCTTCGCGCTTTCGCTCGTTCTCTCCCGCCGGGTTCGCTGTTGCGTCATCATGTGGCCGGTGATATCGGCCGGGAGGCGGCCGCGTGATTATTCTGTTAATCGTTATTTTTGTGGTTTTGTGGTGGTTAGCTGATCTCGGGAGCTGGAAATAATCGGTGCTCAATAGTTGATTGAAAAAATCAATTAGCTAATATTCCCGGAATATTGGATTATTCAGACATCGGCCGGTGGCGGCCGTTTTTAGAGAGGATAGAGAGATGGCTCACATGATTGATGAAACAACCGGCCGCGCTGCAATTGCATATGCCGGACAAACCCCTTGGCACGGCCTCGGCCGTCAATTGTCGGAAGGCGCGACAATTGAACAATGGACTCAGGAAGCCGGGCTAGGCTATACCGTCGAGACCTCCGACGTGCAATATCTCACCCCGGCCGTTACTGGCCTGCAGGTATGGCCTGACCGCAAAGTGTTAACCCGCTCGGACACGGGTGCCCCGCTGGCAGTGGTGAGCAAGGATTACAACGTGGTCCAGCCCGGGCAAGTGATGGACTTTTTTCGCAAGCTTTCCGACATCGGCGGCTTTAGCATGGAAACCGCCGGGGCGCTATCCGACGGCCGCCGGGTTTGGGCGCTGGCACGTGTTGGTGATGCTGCCCCGGTGGTTGATGGTGACTTAGTCAAGCCTTACCTGTTACTCGGTACCAGCTACGACGGCACAATGGCCACTATTGCAAAATTCACCGCTATCCGGGTGGTGTGCAATAACACTATCACCCCGGCCGTCAACGGCCGCGCTGATGAAACGGACAAGGGTTATCTAAAATCAAGTGTCCGGGTTTTGCACTCCGAGCGGTTCGACGCTGATGCGGTTCGCCTGCAGCTTGGCATTGTGGCGAATCAATTCGAGCGGTTTATTGTTCAGTCGCGCCAGCTATCGCACATCCCTATGTCGGCTACTGACTCCGATTTATTCATTTGCGAATTATTGAAGCCTTATCACCAGAGTAAGCTTGATATCAGAGAGACCAAAGCATACAAGCGGGTTTTGGACTTGTTCGAAAACCGCAAGGCTATCGGTTCCGACATCCCGGGTGTTGCTGGGACTCGCTGGGCAATGCTCAATGCGGTGACGCAATTGGTAGACCACGAGCGCGGCCGCTCGGACAATACGCGCCTCGAATCAGCGTGGTTTGGCACTGGTGCGGCGCTTAAAAACCGGGCGCTGGAGTTGCTTGCCGCCTAATTGAGTTAAGAAAATAGGATCTGACCCCATTTTCCCTATGAGCGCCGGGTTATCTCGGCGCTTTTTTTCGCTTAGCTGGCCACTGGTAAACCTGCCCTCGGGCCTCGGTCCCTGCACCGCTCGGCGCTGGCCGGTGGTCCTCGGGCCCCGGCCGGTTGCTCTTGGCCCGCGTTGCGCGGGCCGTTATGCGCGGGCCGCTGCAGCGGCCCGCTGGCCGTGGACTATTGACTCGCGGCAATAGTTCCGTTACATTATCGGAACCGGCCCGCCGGTTCCGATAAGCTTTTGAGAAAGGATAGCGAAATGAAAAACCTGTATTTTTTGCGCATCGATAATGACTCGCTCGACGCGGCCCGCGCTTACCAGACACTGGCCGGTGCTAAACGCGCTTTTCGTATTGTCGCGGCCGAACTCTGGCGCTATGGCCAAGCTTGCAGCGCGACAGTGCATATTGCGCCCCGGCCCGCTGATCTCGCAGAGTACCCGGATTATGTGCTGATGCTCGGCCCGCGCGGCGGGCTGCAGGTGGACCGGGCCTGATAGACTATTGACGGCCGTCAATAGTTCAGATACATTATCGGTACTGGCTAGCCAGTACCGATAGACAACCTAGAGAGGATAGAGAGATGACCAAGCACGAATTAGCCGCCAGCATCAAAGTGGGAATTTTCGCGTCACGCGATACACTCGAAGAGGCTTTCGAGTACACCGAGACGATGTTCAATTCAATGCCCGATCCGGCTCACCGGGCTGCAGCGCGAACCGCGCTGCACGTGATGTTGAACTCGGTGGCCAAGCAAATTATCGCGTTGCCCGATCAGCTGCCACCACCCCCGGCCGAGGTCCGCATCTCGGTGGAGGATAATCCTGCGACTGGCACCGAGGCTCGGCAAGACCTGCAAAGTGTGCTCGAGCCAGTGATGGTATCGGTGCCGCGCGACGAGTTGAACCGGATCATCGACCAGCGGATCAGTGACTGGCTTGATGACCGCTTCGATGGTATGACCGAGGAGTGGTTCGACAACAATGTCGATGTCGCTGAAAAGGTGCAAGATTATCTCGACAACAGCGTGGACTGGACCGAGATTGTCCGTGACGAACTGCGGCACAACATTAGCTTTAGCATCTCGGTGGACTGATAGAGTATTGACGGCCGTCAATAGTTCGGGTACATTATCGGTACTGGCTAGCCAGTACCGATAAATCACTTAGAAAGGATAGTGCGATGAAGACCACCAAAGTAAGCACCATCAAGATCGGCGGAATTGAATTTGCAATTCCGCCCGGTATGACTGACAAGGAAGTTGCAGCATTCTGCGGAATTGCGCTGCAATTCCGCAAGCTGGATTATTTCCACGCCAACGATTACCGCAAGCCCTTCACCTATTTCGACGGGTACGTCGAAGTGTCACGCGGTACGCGTGACACTTTCGAGACCGAAGAGGAAGCCCGCGCCGCCCGCGATGCCCGCAACGCGGAACTCGAGGCGGCCGAGAAGGCGAAGGCCGAAGCCTGATTCACCAGCCCGGCGCTGCCGGGCTGGTCCCTGAAACCCGAGCGCGGCTCGGGTTTTTTATTGCCTGCTACTCTGCACACTATCGGCGCGGCCGCGCCGATAAAAAGAATTGTCTTGACTTATAGGCCGGGCGGAGCCCGGCCTATAACAGCGCAGCACCCAGCACACGCACCCGCCCCCTGTCCAATTGCATATGACTATCGGCTATAGCTAAGCGATAGCTTGACATTCCCCGGGTCGCGACCCGGGGAATGAGATAGAAGGAAGGGGGGAGGGCCATTTTAAGCCCCGTCAGCTCAGGCTTCACCTTCGCCCAGTTTTTGGCCCAAGACAGGCACAGGAAAACCTTTTTATTTACCCCCGGGGGCCACGAAACACCCCACTTGCCCCGCGCAGCGCGATCCACCTTGCTATATAAAAAAACTGGACACTAGATACCATTCTCTTTTAAAATGGTCCACATGCTTACACAAGAACTTCTTCGAGCCCTTTTCTCGTACCGCGAAGATGGGGCCTTGGTCCGTAAAGTGACCACCAATCCTCGCGCTCCTGTAGGAGAGGTATCGGGCTGTCCGAGCAAGGCGGGGTATCTTAGAACCAGAGTTCAAGGAAAGTTATATTTCAATCATCGGTTGATTTGGTTCTTGCACCACGGAACGTGGCCCACGGTTGTTGATCACATTAATGGGGACAAGCAGGACAATCGAATTGAAAACTTACGCCCTTGTACACAGGTTGAAAACATGCAAAACTGCAAAAACAAAAAGAACAACAAAACAGGGATAAAGGGTGTTACATGGCGGGCAGACAAGGGTAAGTATCGGGCACGAATAACCGTAGACAAGAAGGAAAAGTTTATTGGTTATTTTGATAAGTTGGACGAAGCGGAACTTGCCATAAAACAGGCAAGGGAAGGCTATCACAAGGAGTTTGCTAATCATGGCTAGAGTCGAGGACCACGAGGCAGAGCGATTACGACTTGAACTTCGTTTGCGTCTTTTAGAAGCGCAAGAAAAAGCCTCAAACTACTTTTTAGCATTTTGCCAATACGTCTGGCCTGAGATGTTAGTCGGGGAACACCACAAGCGGATTGCTGCTGCGTTTGATCGGGTGATCGAGGGCAAGTGCAAGCGGTTGATTATTGCCATGCCCCCGCGCCACGGAAAAAGTCAGATGGGTAGTTACCTGTTTCCGGCATACGTGATGGGCAAGCGTCCGCAATCAAAATTGATTGTAGGTTCGCACACGGCGGAACTTGCTCAGCGATTTGGCCGGATGATTCGTAATTTGGTGGATGACGAGAAGTACAAAGAGTTGTTCCCAAATACGTTGTTATCTGCGGACAGCAAGGCTGCCGGACGGTGGAACACGAGCCAAGGGGGTGAGGCGTTCTTCATTGGTAAGGGCGGCGCGATGACTGGCCGAGGGGGCGACATTATTATTTTGGATGACATCTTGGACGAACAGGATGCCATTTCTGAAACAGCCATGGATAACACGTGGGACTGGTATGAATCGGGCCCCCGTCAGCGATTACAGCCAAATGGTGCGATTGTCCTGATCAATACGCGGTGGAAGACAGATGACGTGGCGGGTAGGTTGCTTAAAATGCAATCTAACATTAAGGCGGATCAGTGGGAGGTATTGGAGTTTCCTGCCATTTTGCCTTCAGGTAATCCGCTTTGGCCAGAGTACTGGAAGTTGGACGAACTGGAAAAAGTCAAATTTTCGATTGGCTTGAAGAAGTGGAATGCGCAGTGGCAGCAGCAGCCGACCAATGATGACGGGGCTATCCTGAAGCGCGAGTGGTGGCGCAAGTGGAAGCATGATGAGCCGCCGTCCTGTGAGTACATTTTGCAGACCATGGACACGGCGTACAGCAAGAAGGAGACGGCTGACTTTTCCGTGATCGCTACGTGGGGCGTGTTTTACCCAAGTGCTGACGGCGGTCCTGCACTCATTTTGCTGTCGGTACAGAAGGGGCGATGGGATTTCCCGGAGCTAAAACGTATAGCGCGGTCCGAGTACCTGTATTGGAATCCCGATAATGTATTGATCGAGGCCAAGGCGACGGGGACTCCGTTGCAGCAGGAATTACGGAAGATGGGTATTCCTGTGACGATGTATAGCCCGGGGGGTAGGCGGACGGGGCAAGATAAGGTGAGTCGGGCGAATGCTGTGGCACCGATCTTGGAGAGTGGGATGGTGTGGTATCCGGAAGGGGAGGAGTTTGCGCAGGATTTGGTGGAGGAGTGCGCGGCGTTTCCGAACGGCAGCAATGATGATCAGGTGGATGTGACGGTCATGGCCTTGATGCGATTTAGGCAAGGCAACTTTGTGAAGTTAGATGAGGATGATGATTCTGAGCGGGATTTGGAGTCGCGAGTGATGGAGTATTACTAGGAAATATGGTAGCTTGCGGGCAGTCTTGTTGGGGATGGTGCCATGGCTGAGATTCCGGTTGAAGAGCTAATTCGTAAGGCGGCGGTTGACCGTGGGGTGGACCCGGCGGTGGCGTTGAGGATTGCAGAAAGAGAGAGTTCGTTAAATCCG